GTTAAACAGAAATGTTGAAACTATAGAAAGAGCAAAAGATGGTACATATGGAAATTATATTCTTGACTCTGATTTATATGGTTCTGATGCTTTATTACAACATGCTGATGTTGTGTTAGGTATTAACCGTCCTTTTAACAGAAGAATTAAATTCTATGGTCCAGAAAAGTATATTATCAATGACCCGGATCTTTTGGTATTTCACATACTAAAATCAAGAAATGGTTTCATGGGTATGAACTTTTATAAATTGGACAGAGATGCTATGAGGATTGTTGAAACTGATCCACCACCAACATCATCACATTAATTTTAAAATATGTATAACAGAAAAGAAAAAGAAAAAGAGTTGATGGAACATCACTCTGGTTATCTAGACAAACTGAGTTCTAGTTACCAATTTACTGCAAAGACTGCTTTTTACAGCAAGGGTAAATTTGGAAGACAGATCCAGTTATTTGAAAATGAACTGAATAAGGGTTCTGATATTTATGTAGAGTTGGTAGATATTGTTAGAGATGCTAAGGGCATGGAAACAGATATGGTCCCAATGTACTGGGAGAGACCACTATTTAAATGCAGATATAATCCTTATTTTAAAGAGGAGTATGAAGTTAAAGTTTCTACAAATTCAAGAGGAGAAGAATACTCTGCTTATATTATACCTACCTCAGAGTTGGTATGTGTAAACAAGGGTTCTGATGAAATTCCTTATAATGAGTATGAGAAGAACAGAACAGCTGAGCCAGTAGAGCAAAAGAAGCTAAGTGTTTTTCCAGACTTTGAAGAGGAGTTTGTTCCCAAACTGAAAGATGTAGAAAGCTCAGGTGATGTATCTGCTATATTATTAGAGATTGCAGCTGGATTTCAGAAACTTGCAGTAGCATTTAAAAACAAATAACATGGGTATAGTACTTCCAACTAAAAAAGTAAAAGCTGATAGAATTAATCCTAAAAGATTAATTATCTATTCTAAGCCTAAAACTGGTAAGACAAGTGCATTTGCTGGTCTTGAGGGTAATTTGATTATTGACTTAGAAAATGGTGCAGACTATGTTGAAGCCATTAAAGTAAAAGCAAACAATCTACAAGAGCTCAAAGAGATTGGTAAAGCAATTAAAGAAGCTAACTATCCATACAAGTATGTTACAATTGATACTGTGACAGCTTTGGAGGATATGGTTATGCCGCTTGCAATTAACTTATATAAACAAACACCAATGGGTAAGAATTATTCTGGAGACAGTATTCTAACTTTACCAAATGGTGCGGGTTACTTATATGTTAGGCAAGCATTCTTTCAAGTTTTAGATTTTATTGATACATTAGCACCCCAAATTATTCTATCTGGTCATATTAAGGACAAGCAGGTAGATGATAAAGGTGAGATGGTTATGTCTGCAAATATTGATTTGACAGGTAAAATAAAATCTCTAATTTGTGCAAATGCAGATGCTATTGGTTATATGTTTAGAAAAGGTGAACAAACTATTCTAAGCTTTAAGACTAATGAAGAAGTGACTTGTGGTGCAAGACCTGAGCACTTGAGAAATGAAGAGATAGTAATTTCTGAAATGGTAAATGGTGAGCTAATTACTCACTGGGAAAAAGTGTATAAATAATAAACAATAACAAAATGGGATTAAGTACAAAAGATCTAGTAAGTGAAGGTGGTGGTGGAATGGCAAAAACTATTGCACCGGGTAACCACACATTAAGAATTAACAGTATGGTGTTAGAGAACTTTCAATTCATTGATGGTGCTAAACACTTAATACTAAATGTTGAGACAGAGCCAATTGAGGGGTTTGAAGGTTTTCTAATTGATAAAGATGATGAAAGCAAGGGCAGATATAAGGGTCAGATTGGTAGAGTGAAAGCTAGTCAATATGCATATGCTGATGGACAGACTAAGTCTGGAATTAAAATTCAGAGAGACAGATCTTTGATGATGTTCTTGGCTAACTTGTCTAAAGCAACTGGCATAATGCAATGGTTTGAAGAACAAGATAATAAATTTAATAGCATTGAGGAGTTTGTAAAGAACTTCAGTGACAATGCTCCACTTAAAGATAAGTATCTAGACTTCTGTGTTGCTGGTAAAGAATATGAGAACAAATCTGGTTACACTGCATATGACATGTGGTTGCCAAAAGCAGAAAATAATAAGTATGCTTATGGTGAAGAAGGTTCTGATAGAATCCTTAAGTATGATGAGGCTAAACACCTTAAGAAACTTGAGGTAAAACCAGTAGATAATTTTGGTGATGATGATGATTTTCCAACACCTGGAAAAACATCTTCTGACTTTAGTTTAGATTAACAGCTCCTATATAATGGGGAGTTAGTCTAGCTCCCCTTATGTACTAAATTGGGTTGCTATGATTTCTACAAAAAATTTAATATGTGATTTGGCAGATGTACCTAGAGAATGGGTATTTGAACACTATCTAAACCTTATAGAAAAACTTACAGGCCAAGATATTAAAATGAAGTCAGTATTTAATACACGGGAGAAGACACCTTCTATGTGTATTTATATTGACAGAAATAATATCTATAAGTTTAAAGATTTTTCATCTGGTATTGGTGGTGATGGACTTACTCTTGTCCAAAATCTATTTAATTTACCCACTAGAGGTTCCGCAAGTTATAAGATAATTGAAGACTATAACCAGTATGTTCTAAACAATGATCATAATCCTATAAAGTCTTATAAACAACACAGTAAATTTAAGGTTACTGACTATGAGATGCGGCACTGGAATACTCTTGATCAAAAATATTGGATGGGATTTCACATTGGTTCTAGATTATTATCTAGATATAATGTTGTTCCATTAGAATATTATATAATGACAAAAACAGATGAAAATGATGTTGTGTCAAGTATAACTATCAAGGGTAATTATGTCTATGGGTATTTTAGAGAAGACGGGACACTCTATAAGATCTATCAGCCAAAGGTTAAAGAAAGTAAATTTATCAAGGTAAGAGATTATATACAAGGTACAGAACAATTAGTATTTGATAAACCTTATTTGATTATAACATCTTCCCTTAAAGATCTGATGGCATATCATAAACTAAAGATTAGTAATTCAGAAGCAATTGCACCAGACAGTGAAAATACTATGATACCTGAGAACATAATGAACAGCATTAGTTCTAAGTATCAGAAAGTATTTGTGTTGTTTGATAATGATGAGGCTGGTATAAGGGCTGCTGAGAAATATAAATCTAAATATGGTTTTGATTATGTAGTATTGGATCTTGAGAAAGATTTATCAGATGCTATTAAAGTACATGGTATAGACAAAGTAAGAGACAATCTCTTGCCATTACTAAAAAATGCAGTACTATGAGTAAATGGTCATACCAGGGACAAGACTTTGAAAGCTCTATGATTCCAGAAGGAGCAGAAGGTTTTGTGTATGAGATGCAGGCTATAATAGACGGTAAACTTGTAAGGTATATTGGAAAGAAGAACTTTTATTCTGTAACAAAGAAGAGATTTGGCAAGAAAGCCCTATCTTCTATGCAGGATAAGAGAGCTAAGAAATATACTATGCAAAAGAAACTTACCTATCTAGATTATTATAGTAGCAATGCTGTGCTGAAAGATGCACATAAAGCCGGGATAGAAATTAGAAGATACATGCTTAAGATATGTTTTTCTAAAATGGAACTTACTTATTATGAGACTAAGTTTCAGTTTGTTAGAGGAGTATTAGAGAGTGATGAATTCTTAAATGGAAATATCCTGGGTAGGTTTTACAAATTCAAATAATTATGACAGAACAAGAATTAACACAAACCTTGATCCAGTTAGCGGATCTGGGAGTTACTGGTATTAGAATAAATTATGAAGGTGGGGGAGATAGTGGTTGTATAGAAGATATATATTATACAGACAAAGAAGATGTTTTAATTGGAGAAGTTCAAAATTTACCTTGGGATTCTAAAAACCTAAGAGAATTAAATAATGAACTTGCAAACAACATAGAAAACTTTACTACAGATACAATTCTTGATACCATAGAAGATTGGTGGAATAATGAAGGTGGTAGTGGTACATTATCTATACTAGTTCCTTCCGGGGAATATAATGTAGAGAACAACATCAGAATAGTTGATTACAAGGAGTTTGTACATGAAGGTAATTTATTTAGAAAAACTGAAGAGTAATGTCACATCCAATGGAACATGCAAAATCCTCTGCTAGAAAGTGGGGAGGT